TAGCAGGATGAGCCTCAGAGATTTTTGAAAGAACCTCTTTGAACCCATCGGGAACACGGTTTTGTTTTGATGTAGACACGCCCGACACAATCGCAGGTGCAGTCATCACAGATTGAATCTGTGGATTGGTTTTCAGATATTCTTCACGTTCAGAAAATTTCATAAACGCTTCAAATTCTTCACCAGTTTCAATATTCAGGAAGTTATATGTAGGCATGTTACACTCTTATATAGCACAGAACCAGGAAGGAATATTTCTTTTCTTCCAGTTTGCAAGATGATTTTTGTTGTTTATGTAGTAATTCCGATACGATGCAATAGAATCGCCGGGAATTTTCACTTCATCAGGCATAGCAGGAGTTGGTTCAGTAAATGGACCAACAGGAATATTTTTGGGTCTATAACTCAGTGCTTGTGAAAGTCTTTCACATGAATGAATTTTACCATAGCGATGCGTATATTCGTCCATCAGGGCGCCAAACAGTCTGTACAACCAAGCATAGTTGGCATCAGATTTTCTTACCCATACGGCTGAAGGATGATTGATATGAGTAGCAGAATACAACACAGATTCACGCCCGTCAGGAAGAACATATCTAGTTTGTTTGCGACCAGTTTTAGAGAGGCCAACAAAGACAGCGCCATCAAGATAACGATGGGCAGTAGAAAGTAATTGAGCATATTCAAGGATCATTTTAACACAATGCTTGTCGTTGTGCATCATAGCACAATTAGAAACATCGTGGTCAAGGTAAAAAATATTCATAGTTTCATCTTTATTCTGGGTACTTCTTCCCAATAGCCGGCTATTTTAATATTTCCAAATTGGTCATGGACATTTCTTTTCATTTGCAAAGCAACTCTAGTTATTTTTTCTTCATCATCAATATATTCAACAACTTGAAATTCATAACTGATTGGTTCAGGAAAAGTCATTGTAGGACCAGCAGTATTTACCTGTACAACAGGTACCGTAGTATACGTGTGAGTAGTTAAGAATGTCTGCATAGTTTACCAATGGCGAATTACGCCAGCAATAATAAAAAGGTTAGTGATAATGTATGATAACACAATCAGCGACCGAATGCAAGCAATTTTATCAGCCTCTCTATTATCTTCTCCAGCTTTTTCGCCTAATGCTTTAGCCCATAATTTCCACATTCCGATTCTCCATAGAAAAAAACCTGAGCATTGCACCCAGGCTAAACTTTAGAAGTTTTTAACTTAAGCCGTAGTAGAAGGCTCGGTAACCTCAGTCACAGTAAGGACTTCGGTTTCTTTTGCAGACTTTGCTTGCAAATCTTTTAGCGTTTTCACAGCATCAAGAACGATACCGCGGTCACGCCAATATTTAACAACACCGTCGGATGTTGGATTCATAAGTTGATACGATTCAACTTTACGACCATCTTTCACGACACGGATAACGGCCTCACTCCGAATTTTAATTTCAAGGATGTGAGCCGACAATTTGTATTTCAAGGCATCGCCAAGCAAATTCTCAAACACTTCTTTTTTAACCGCATCACCAGTCATAAGCAACTGGAAGATTGGCTCCCATGCTTTCAAACGAACGGCTTTAGCTGGTTTAACATTTTTAGCTTTAGTCATAATAAACTCCATTTAATTTAAGAAAATACATTATACAATAAAAATTGCCATCTGTCAACCAGATGGCTGGTAATCATGCGGCTTTTTGCAACATGATGGTAGGATACTTAACGAACCCGGTAGTATCTTTTTTTGCTTTGCCTTTAGCATAGAGACCGACAATCACACCCTTTGGGTCAAGGAAACGCAAGTCGGATTCATCGCCGTTAAAGACTGGGCGAGAAAGGTAATCAACTGGCATCGGCAATGTTTTTTTGATACCGAAGACTACCGCAACATTCAAACCTTCATTCATAGCCCTCAACACATCGGAATCGTTACCGTCCGCGGCTGAAAACGTCAATTGATAATTTGAATACTCTTTAACTTTACGACCAAGCACCTTAGTGTAATCGTAAAATTGGACTTCTGGAAAAGCGGTGAAGATGTTACGGAATAATTTACCGTTGCGAACAACTTCGTATTTTTCCCAAGACAAATCGGATGTGCCATTCAAGCGAAACACAGGCACCAATTCCATTTTTTTGCTTTGCTTGATAGCCAACTCAATATCTTTAACCAGTGTAGCCATAAATTCTACACGGTTCTCAAAAAACATTTTTGTTTTGCGGATGCGGGCTTGTTGAATAACGTTGGTATTTTCGCCGCGCTTGAACATGCCACCACGACCAGCGGTATTGAGACAAGCCGCGGTACAACCAGCGGTGCGCTTTGCACATGTTTCATAACCCGACAAATCAGCAGGCGCCAAGTGTAAGATATAAGTGTTATATCCTTGAGACATGCCTTTGAGTACTTTTGGATTACCAGTGGAGAGCAATTTCATTTTCAACCTCTTTCTATCAATCTATGAATATAGTATAACAGGATGGTAAAGATTGTCAAGCATTTTTTGGGGTTGTCGCAGAAATACAACATTAGTACTTAAGTATTAACATTACCACACAGCCAGCGGCTAGAATACTAAAGGTTACAAGTCGGCCCAATAGTGCGCCGAAGAATAATCCTAAAACAAATATACTACTTGTGGAAATGAATACTTCCATCTTAACGCCTCATGTTTGCTTGGTCAATTGCTTCCTGGGTGGAGAAAATTGGCACCGCATTGCTTTTATGTAAAGTGCCGATACCTTTCATTTCGGTACCAGTGTAAACTTTACCATGAATTGGCTTTGTTGCAGAACCGCCGGGAGTCACTTTGCTGGGATACTTTTTAGAATCACGATCCGCAGGAATAGCCAACTTGGGAAATTTATTTTCTTGTATCACTTTTGCTTTCTTGATGGAAAAATTGGTAGTCATGCTATTGACACCTTTGAGCCAAGCATCATACTCGGCCAATTCTTTTTTGGTTTTGTTTTTGCGCTTACTCTTACCCAAGTTAACATAGAACATCATACTAATTCAAATCCTGAATTTACGTTAACTGTCCAAGTCTTCCAGCTTTTTCTTTGGATTGTCGTTGTAGGAATTTTATTCTCAATACAGAATTTCCAGGCTTCAAGGAAATAAGAAAATTCACGCATTACTTTTCCTTTCGGTCACTCGTTTCATTGTGGTTTTATATTCGGTACAATCCGTGATTGTATAACCATGAAGTAAGGTACTCTCAACCAATGCTAACGATTCATTGGTGGCTTCTTCATCTTCCATAACGTAATTTCGGACAAACTTGTAATTGTAACCCGTGAGTGTTTCTGCCATTAGTGTAAACTGATCCATATTATCCCTTAATTTTATTCAACAAATTTTTAGCTACCGTCAGGTCTTCAACATAGTCCAAGCATTGTTCCATTTCTTGAACCATCAATTCGGAACGACCAATCCGAAGTAATTTTATTGCATAATTTAAGTCTTCAAGATCCATTTCTTTGGCCATTTGACTTAATGTCACACGAGGACAACTCACTAAAAAATTTAGATTATCACGGTCCCATTCGTTCATATAAACTCCTAATTAACAAACATAAGTCAGTATAACACAAGCCAGAATATTTTGCAAGCATAGTGTTACATTTTAGCAACAGCGGTTATGTGCTTGCATTTTCCGTGGTATTTGAAGCCGATGCAGGTGCAGGAGTAATGCTTGCCGTTTTGCGTTACGATATACTCGCCTTTGCTACCTTTGACTAGAAATTTTCTGATACTCTGAACCGAGCCAGAAATTACTTTGACATTCCGTAGCCACTTGGACGGAATTATTTTGACGGGATATGATGCATCGGTAGTTTCAAGTGAAAAACTATCCGCATCAACCCATCGTTGACTTTTAACAACTGTACCCGTTAATTCTACATCCTCATACGGCTCTGGAGCGTATAAGTAATTAGTTCTAAAACGGACAGTAATGGAAACTTTTGAACCGATTGTTGGAATATTCATAATGCTTAGTATAGCACAATGGATAATCTTGTCAAGCGACTTGTTGTTTTCCTACAACATTAACCTTGTAATAGTTGTCTATTGTCGGACTCTTTTATATCTTCCTCAAATTCCTGCATTTTCAAGCGGGATAATACCCTCTTGAGTTCCTCAACATCACCAGAATCTGTTTTGATTCTGTCTTCAATTTCTTTTATTTGCTTTTGGATAACTTGAGTGATACTCATTACTTTCTTCCTTTGCCAAACGATAAAAAGATTTATCGTGGTGTTTTTGCTTGGGTTGTTTCCAGTCGGATACTGAATCTTCTTTTTTCCGAAATTTAGTTTTGTAGACTCGTTCTACTTTAGTGCCACCAATCATTTTCTCTTTGATTAACCTCCGTTAAAGAATGCGGTCTGCTACACCTAGCTTAATAACTTCTTCGGCTGTCAACCAAACATCGCTAGGTGATAAAAGTTTGGACTTAACATTACGTGCGCTCATGCCCGTAGCCTCTTGAAGTATATTCAACATTCTTTGATTAGTCAATTCAGCCTCTTTTGTGAATGACTTTAAATCGTGGTGCTTTCCTTCGTAGGTGTCAGAATACTGGTGACACATCAAACTACAATTTTTGGAAATTAATCTTTCGCCTTTTTCACCAGATGCAAAGATTAGAAATGCGGCTGACATAACAGCACCAACACCGATTGTTCGGATTCTGTTTTTACTAATACGCATCATATCAATTAAACCAAGTGCTTGATACAAATCACCGCCGGTAGAATTGATATACAACTGTAAAAGTTTTTCTGGATCATGGTAAGCATTTTCATAGACTAACCATTGGGTAGCCTTAAGAATATTTTCTTCACTTATGTCGCCGTTCAAAAAGAAGATATGATTGTCAAGGAATACATTATCAAACTTATCTTGAACGTTGAACGGTATGTCTTCAGGTGGTTGACCTAATCTCTTCCCACTCATAGGCCGATTTGACGATGGATGATATATCATGTTTTGGATTAAAATTCAAAATGGTTTTTGCTTTGGTGATATCAGCGACCAAATGACTTGGATCGCCTTCTCTCCTCGGCACTATATTATATTTTACTTTTTTACTTGTTACTTTTTTAACTGTTTTTATAACATCAAGAACACTATAACCAACTCCTGAACCTAGATTAAAAACTCCAGATTCACCAGAATTGTCAAGATATTTTATCGCTTCTAGGTGTGCATCAACAACGTCACAAACATGGACATAATCTCTAACGCATGTTCCATCTGGTGTGTCATAGTCATTTCCATACACTTCAACGGTATTTAGATTTTGTAGAATTCTAGGAATCAAATGTGTTTCTGGCTCATGGCTTTCACCCATTTCTCCGTCAGGATCAGCACCAGCCAGATTGAAATACCTAAAAATTACATAATTCATACCAGAATCTTCAATAGCATATTCACAGGACATTTTACTATTACTGTATGGATTGTTGCTTGTGGTGCATTCATCTTCTGGTATTTGTATTGCACCTGACCAATAGACACCCGCAGTTGAAGAAAAGATGATTGTATTCACGCCATTTCTTTTCATCGCATTTAAAACTGAGACTGTTCCACCAACATTAACTTCCCAGAATTCTGTAGGATTATTCACAGATTCACCGACTTCAATCCGACCAGCGAGATGGAATACAACATCTACAAAATGATTTTGGAAAATACTTTCTAGAAAATACTTTCGCCGAATGTCACCACAATAAAATGAATCCACATAAGAATGTGTGGGTTCCTTTATGTCAAGGATGATGACTTTCCATCCTTGTTGTTTTAATTTTTTACTTAGGTGCGAACCGAGATAACCTGACCCACCGGTAATGAGCGCGGTTCTATTTGCAATAGCTTGTTCTTTTTCCATGGGAAACTTCCATTATATTTTGTCGCATTGATAGCGTTGCCGCTGTCAAAGAAATCTGCTTTAACAGAATTTGGATTACCATCTAAGCGATAGCAAAGAGTGTGTGCATTGGTGCAATCGTAATTGGGAAAATGGGTTGATAGTGCTTGATAAAATTGTCTATCAGCGCCCCACTGCCCATACCATGCGTGACCAATGCGAACAGCAATATCACGCTTAATAGCAAAACTGGAAGTATCAATGTGGTTAACTTTCTCATCAAAGAAAACAGGCCACTTTCCAAGACTTTCGCAATTGTCTTCGCAGAGTAATTTTTCATCTTTATCGTAAATCTTTCTAAGGCTATATGCCCAATCATTTCCCTTTTGTATCACCTTAACAAGTTTTTCAACGTGACACGGATCAATCCAATTATCTTCATCAAGGTAAATGATTACATCAGCATTCACCAAAAATGAACATGCGGCATAAACACGATGACCGTACCATCCTTTGCCCACATTTTCTTCAATTTTTATTACACGGACTTTTTCAGAACCTTCAATGATATCATCAATTTCTTTCCAATGCTGAATACCATCCATAAAAACGTAATGTGTCAAATCGTCATATGTTTGACGGTCAACGGATTCAATACACTTACTGAGGTACTTGGTTCCGATTGTCGGTGTTATTACCGCTACTTTCATTTTCATCCTTAAAAACCAATTTAGCACTACCTGTAGTGCCTGGCATATTCAATATCAAGTCTTCTTTCAAGTCACGACCAAAAATTGCATCCCACCGAGTATCATATTCTTGTTGGGTAATGCTAAATGGTCTTGGCTTACTGCCTTTACCACCATCAGACATTTCAATCTCCCAAATCAATATCCGGAAAAGCCTCTTTGACTAGTTTTGGCGTAAGGAAAGGAATACGCAAATCTTTCTTCATAGCCCTAACAAGCAAATCAGCCTCATCTTTGTGAAGTGCTTCCAATAATGGAACTAACAAATTTAGTTGCTTTTTAGCAGTCAATCCCTGCGCCCTGCGTGGATGCCCAGCAATAAATCGGTACAATCTTGGTACCTCATTGTGCAAATAGAGGATGTTTAGACCCTCTGGCTCTTTTGCTGGTTTATATTCTGGAATCTCTACATCAAAAATTACATTTGGATTAAAAACAGCAACTAAAAACTCTTTGAGATTTTTATCGCCATGGTGTCGCAAAACATTAATTTTATCGGATCTCTTTTCTGTTTTCTCAAACAAAGCAAAGATTTCGTGGTACATTAAATCATTCATTTATTTTCCTCAAAATTCATCAATTACTTCAAGCAAATTCTTTAGCCGATTCGCAATCATGTAATTCATAAATTGCTGGCGGGTTGCTGGTTTTGTTTCTATATATGTATCTATAATGTTTTTTGAGATTGGTCCAGGAATCATAGTCAAATCAATCAACTGTTTGTTCCGCGACCAATTCCGCATTTGCGT